GTGCCGCCCCTCACAATCTCCTTTGCCTTGTAGAGCATCGTGTCGAAGTCGGGCGTGAACGTGAAGACCTTGCTCGCATAGATGCGGTCGTAGTCGCCAAACATCGGCATCGCCCATTCCACGTCGTCACCCCTCAGTCGGTGCCACGATGCAATCTTCATCAGTGCCACGTTCGGGAAGTTGTGACCGTCAACATCAAGTAGTCCGATTCGCATAGTTCCTTATTCCGAATATTGAAAAATTTTAAGCCCGATTTTAGGGGCTTTTTCGCTTTGCTCGGCTTTGCCGCTTTTACAAAGGCGCAGCCGACTAAAAGAATGTGTAAATAAATGGAGAAATAAGCAGGTTTCAATCCGCTTATTTCTCCGATAGGGTCTTTGGTCGGACGCTAATCCTCTTTCGGTTTAATGAAACGTTCACGGGGATTGAGCGTTATCCACTCATGCTTCAGGTCGTGCAACGGGCGATTGATGGCCTTTGCCTTCGCCTCGATGTCCTGATACTCTGCCGACAATGCCGACAACTGCTGATTGATGGCCTGCTTCTGAATGTTGAGCAGTTCGCGCTGCTTCACGATTTCCATCTTGCGGTCGATGAGCGGGCGGTTCAGTTCTCCCTGCTACTGATTGATGTCCGACATGATAGCGTCGAACTCCACTTGGTTCTCCAGCTGGCGAGGCTGGTGCTTGGCCTTGATTTGTTCTACTGTCATAGTTGGTTGTTTATTGGTTCAAACATTTCTTTGAATGAATCAGGATTCACGGCGAATCCTTTGCCCTCTATCATATACACGTTGTGCGTCTTATAGAGGCTGTAGATGTGGCCGACCTTCAACCATCCGAGAGGGTCGGCCTTGATACACTTGCACTTCATGACTCGTACCCGATTTTTACGTTGTCGATTTGGTGCTTCTCTCGGATGTTCATCATGCCCTCAATGAGTTGCTGGCGCATTTCGGGGTCTTTGCAATCGACGTACTTGTCAACGATTTCCTCGATGTCGCCACCTGCTTTCATTTCGGCCACAATCTTAGCCATGAGTTCATCGCCCTCCTTGCTGCCAGTCGTGTAGGTTCGCTTGTCCTCTTTCGTCTGCTGAAGAGCGTTGCAATACACATCCACCATCTCGTTAGCGTCTTCGCCTATCACGTCACAGAGCGAACGGATGATTTGGTCGGTCGTTGCTACCAATACGGTGAGTGCTTCTGACACCGATACTTCGTGCTTGGCAAATTGTTTCTCTAAGATGTAGTCGCCAATCTGGTCGATCATCTTCATTCTTTGTTTCTCTGTCATAGTTCCTTTTAATTAAAAGAGAGCCGACGCGATGCGCCAGCCCTCAATGTTCAATGTTCAATGTTCAATGGCCTACGGCTCCAGCCCCCCGCCCGTGTCCTGACTGCCACCGCCCTGCTGGTTGCCGCCGTTGCCACCGCCAGAGTTACCGCCCTGTGCGGGTTCGTCGTCGTTGGGGATGGCAGTGTCGGTTGCCACCATCTTGACCTTTTGAGCCTGCTTGCTCAGTGCAAACTGCTTGCTGAAGGTTTAGCTCGGCGGCCCGAAGGGGAAAGCCAACTTCACGCCGATCGTGGCACCAAGCACCCAATTAAGGCGGTCGGTAGTCAGGTCGCTTTCCTCGGCACGGGTGCGGATCGGAACGCTTGGGTCTGCCGTGTGGGCTGCTGCCCGTCCGCTTCGGTTTCGGCCTGAGGTCTTCGTTGCCGAATAAGTCAAGTTGCTGGTCATTTGTCATAGTGCTTTGCTCGTTCTGGTGGGATAAGGTCGCGCCACCATAGCTTATTGCTTGGCATGAAATTCGCACCTGGTGCCACAAACACTTGGTCTCCGTCATCGTCTTTTTCAACAAATGCCGTTCGGTAGCGGAAATTGTCGGGACTTCCGTCCGGCACATCGTAATCAATAAACAAAAGTACCTGCCGTTTGGTCTGCGGCAGGTGCTTGTCTGACCTTACCCACGAATATGGGCGTGTACGACGCTTGTTCACTCTCGCTAATCTGACGTATGCCGCAAATAGAATGACAAACGCCACAAGTAAAATGATAAATGAAATGTTCATAATTCGTGTAATTCGTTAAATTCGTGGTTTCCCTTTGGGCTTACGCCGCTTTCCCGATTAGCGGGAAACGCTCAAATGTCAGCCAACTCGGAGTTGGTGATTTCGTTGTTAATTACCGCTTCGGCAAAGAAGCTGTGGCTGCCCTGCTGGGCACTCGTCGGGTTGTACTCCCGAACCCTGTACTTTACTTTACTCATTGTCGTATCGTTTTAATTGTTCAACCTATATTTCTTTTTTCAGGAAACCTATACCTTTCTTTGGCAAAAGGTATATGTTTCTTTGGCAAAAGGTATATGTTTTCTACCTCTATATGTCGGGTAATAATGCGGTGGGGGGGTTACCGCGTGGTTTCGACCTGCTGGATGGCTCGGAAGATTTCGTACATCACTTGTGGGACGATGGCGTTTCCGTAGGCTTTGAGGGCTTCGGTGCGCCACTTTCCGAAAGAAATGGTAAGGCGGTCCACATCAAAGGGAAGCCCATCATTTCCTCGGTGAACAGGGGAGACAGACGGGAAGTTTTGCCAGCGTTCTCCGCAGGTTCCTTCCGAGCCTCCCTCATCACCGTGTCCGGCAACGTATCGCCGTAGATACAACCGCTTCCAGTCTTCACCACACCCGGATTCGTCTCGCCCTTCCAATCGCGTGTTGTCGGTGTCGGCAACATTCCGCTGCCCGCCATTGCTGAGAGGCTTTGCCCCATCTGCGAGTTCGGATTCCATGTGTTCGTCCACTTCACGCCCTCGATGGCTGTCGGGGTTGGGAGTAGATTGGCTTTCCTCAGTCGTTCCACCGTGTCCGGCAGGGTCTCGCCGTTGACTGCTTTCAACATCCGTAATTTCGCCATGTATTCGTCTGGTTGCACAAGAGAACTTTGATTCAATTCCCCTTTCTCCCACATATCGACTGCCACCCCTCGAAGATAGCCCTTCTTCAGGTCGTGGTCGTTGCTCTTGTTCTGATGAAAGCAGTCGCTCGCGTTCGGTGTCGGCAATACGCCTTGCGACGATGAACACCCTGTCCCGTCGGTGGGGGGCTCCGACGGCACAAGCCGGAACAAGCACCGGCTGGACGGCATATCCGTGACCTTCAAGGTCTGAGCAGATGCGTTGCAGGGTAAAGGTCTCTCGCAGTTCGTATCGTCCTCGAACGTCGTTAATCTCTGCGAATAGAGAGGCTGGACTTGCCACTTTAGAAACCTCGCCCTGCTCGACCATCGTGAGGATGCCAGCAACGTTTTCAGCCACAACCCAAGTGGGCTGGATTTCATCGATGGCGCGATACATGCTCGGCCAGAGGTAGCGGTCATCCTCCGCGCCTCTTCTCCGCCCGGCATAACTGAATGGCTGGCAAGGAAAGCCGCCAGTGAATACGTCAACTCGTCCTCTCCACTTGGTGAAGTCTGTTCGTGTGATGTCGTCATAACTTTCTGCATTTGGATACCAATAATCTAACACCCTCTTTCCGAAGGGGTTTATCTCGCAATGGAACAGGTTTTCCCATCCAAGCATACTTGCTGCTACTTCGGGTCCGCCTATTCCGCTAAATACTGATGCGTGGGTCATAATGTTCGTTGTTCTTTTACTCAATCGTCACCTCCCGACCGCCCGTTCTTTCGAGGTCAATCAGGCACTCGCCCAGCCGACGCATCTGGCGGTCAGACTCCAGCGTGATGCACGTCTTCATGTCGCTCTCCTCCACGTACAGCATTACGTGGTCGTGCTCATAGTGTTTCGTTACTTTCATTATCTCACTCCTCCTTATGTTTAGTCACTCCGCAAGCGTCGGCCAACAGCGTCACCTTCTCGCAGAAGAAGTCCACTTGGTCGGCCAGCTCATGCTCAGCCCAATTCCATTTCGCACGATCCACGTTGCGGTCAATCATCGCAAAGAACTCCTTGCGCTGCTCATCCGTCACGCAACCCTCCGTCACCAGATAGTCCGTCGTTTCCTTGAACGTCTGCGCCAACTGCCTGATGCAATCCCGCATCCATTCCTTACTCTTCGTCATCAGCAACTTGCGCCGCGTCTCAGGCTGACAATCCTCGATGCACGTCGGCCTCCGCTTCTCTTCCCCTGGGAACGTGTCGAAGATGTAAATCCCCGACAAGTCCCTGCGTTTTAATTCCTTTGCCATAATTAGTGTAATTCGTGAAGAGTGAAGAGCCTACATCTTCGTAGGCTCTTCGTAGAACATATCGCTAAATTCCTTTGGCACGATACAATCCACCTCGAAGGGCAGAGCCTTGCGGATGGTCGTGCGTCGTTCATCCTCGACACGGAAGCCGTCTTCTTTCTCGCGCTCGGCCTTCATGATGTCGAGCAGACGGGCGATGCGTTCCTTTGCCTGACCGACATCCTTTGCCGCCACAATGTAGTAGGTGTCCGACTTCTTCAGCTTGCCGTCCTCTACCCATTCCGTGCGCACTTGCACCTTGAAGTAGTCCTTGCGCTCGTCGGCTGGTGTGCGGTCGGCTTCGGGAATGCAAGCGTGGTCGTCTGGCACGATGTTCGCGTCAATCGTCACCACTCGCGTTGCACGGATGAAACCGTCGAAACCTCGGTACATCTGCCCAAACTCTGCGGCTATCTGGATAGCCTGCGGGATGGTCTGCGCTCGCACGGCGAAGTGGTTCTTGGTGATGGTGCCCGCGCTGAAGATGGGTATCTCCACCATGAAGTTCGTAACGTACTTCGGCGTGTAGAGCGTCATGTCTTGCACGTCGTCCTCGCTCACCTCCACGTCGGTAATGTCGCCCGACTGAATGGCAAACTGAATCTCCTGTAACTTCTCGTCCGAGATGTAACCACGCTCAACGACTATCTGATTGCGCTCGATGCTTACCACCTCGCCAGTGTCTTCGTCGCGGAAGTCCTCATTCCATGTTTTCACTGCGTGCTTCGGCATGTACTTGCCGAGCATTTCCTTTGGGTCACTCGTTCGGAAGGTCACCACGTCTTGCGGTCGCTTCCATTGTTTCTTCTCTGTCATAGTTCCTTTTATTTAATTTGCCCTTTGGCTTACGCCGCTTCCCGTTTGGCGGGAACGCTCAAACGTCCACCATGCAAAGCACGTCGCCCAGTATCGGCAGCGCATTCTTCGGGTTAATCACTCGGCAGATGTTCTTCACCGCCATTTCCAGTCTCGTCTTTGAAATTACAATCTTCATAGTTGCTTATTATTTAGTGATTCATTCCCTCATACCGCTCATACAGGTCGAGAGCCATGATGATGGCTTGAACGGGGTCTATCTTGCACGAGTCGGTCTGTGCTCGCTTAACGGGGCGTTTGTTGCCGCGACCGTCCACCTCCAGTACGGCATTGCCGAAGCAGAAGGGCCACAGGGGACTGTTGCTAAACGAGATGAACGGAACGGGCGCAAACATCGCCTTGTATAGATCGTCCGTCGGGCCGTCGAACTCGCTATTCAACTGGCTCACCACTTGTATGTATGGGTCGGGGTTCGTTACCTTCATCACACTTTGCAAGAATGCTTTGAGCGTGTTGATGGGGTCTTTCGACTTGTACTTGTCATAGCCCCAATACATGAACTGACAGCCCTTGCCGAAAAGCTCACCAAGTCGGTTCGTGTATAGCGACGGCTCAAAGATCTGCCCAGGCGAATAGTGCAACCACCCGTCTTTCACCCATTGTTCATATAGCGGACTGATGGCCGACTTCTCTGCCGTGGATTCCTTCACCCAACAATCACAGTCGGCAAAGAACTCGGTGCCTCTGCCTGACGGGTGCTTCCTTGCCGCGAGGTATGCCGCCGTATGCAAGTCGTCGCCCTGACTGAAGTCCAATCCCGTAAAAATCACCCAACCCTTGTCCTTAGTGCAATCGTCTATCCTCATGTCGCGTTGCAAGGGTCGTATCTGCTCCGCCTTGATCCACTCCTGGATGATGCCGCTGCGATAGACGTTGAACAGCTTGCTGACACACTCGGCAAACTTCTGCTCGCCGTCCTGCCGTGCCTTGGCCATCTCGCGGTCGTAGAAGTCATACTGAACGATGATACCCAGCATCGGGTTAATCTTACGGCGAAGTGCGTGCGATGTCAGGATGTATTCTTCGTTGGTCTTCTCGTACTCGTCAGGCTCCAGCAGTAGGCACATCTGCGAGTCGAACATCAGCTGCGGTTCTGCCTCGCCGCTTTCGTACTTAAACTCCTGAAGCAACAGGTCGTGACGACCACGTAGCATGTCGATAAACGGCCCCGTGGTGATGGTGCCCGCAGTGGTGGTGCCGAAGGTGAGTGGTGCGCGACGCATACCCATTGACGACTGACATACGTTGATGTGCGCTTGCATGTCGCTCTTGTTGTTGATGTAGGGGCTGCTGCCCAGCTCATCCCAGTTCAGCAGTTCGGTGTTCGTACCGTCAGGAGCCTTGCCGCCACCTGTCAGCGGTACGATCATCGAGTTGCGTATCTCGTCGCGGTACTTAGGTAGCCAGTCTATCACCTTCTCCGTCATGCGGAACAGCGGGTTTCCCTCGTCGCTCACATTCATCTGGCGCAGCATGAACTTCGTGCGGTTATAGAGAATCTTCGACTGGTTCTCAGTCATGGCCAGCGAATAAATCTCTGAGTTGAAATCGCCGAAGAGGAAGAACACCAACTGAATGAACGATGACAGTCCCGTCTTGTCAATCTTACGGGGGCCATACATGATGAACTCTGCCACCATCCTGCGGAAGTCCCACACAAAACCGTCTTTCTCGCGCTCAGTATCGAGCAGCACATCCTTGGTGCCTTCCTCTACCTTTGTATTTATCCAAGTGTAGAATCCGAACACCGACGCGAGCACGAACACCTGGAATGGTTGCCAGCGATAGACCTTTGCGCCATTGGTAGATGGCAGCTTCAGACCGCCCTCCACGTATCGCCATGCCTTGCCCTGCTTGCGCCAAACGCCCTCACGCAACCGAAGGTAGAACTGTACCTTCTTGGTGTTGAAATGGTAGGTGTTGAACATGCGGATGAACTTGGCCGCGCAAAGCAACTCCCACATGCCGTGCCGGTCGTGCTCGTCGGCAAACACATTACTCACGTTCGTGGCGCAATCGTCGAAGTAGGCCAGCAGCCGTTCATCAACGTCTTTCAGCCGCTTGCGCACATCCTCAGTCAGTCGCTTGCGCAACAGGTCGATAGCATCTTGTTTCAGTTGGTAAAAATCGTCGTTCATTATTAAATGTCTGGAATATCGTTTACGTCATCTTGTGCGGAATTGATGATTGAGGTCAGCCCTGCCTTTTCAGAATCAACTCCCTTCTTGGTGTCTTCCTTCACCTTGCTTGGGGTGGTGGAGTAGTTCAACCCCAGGGCCTCGAATTGCATAAGCAGAGTGCGCTGGAGTTTGTCGTAATGCGGCAGCAGCGGGTGAGCCTCGAACTTCATTTGACCCGTCGAACCGTCGTTCCAGTCGGCCAACTTTCGTTTGGGGTCACACAACGCTTCCTGTACCTTGTCGAGCATCACCTGGTTCATGGCCGTTGCCCTCACTTGCGGCAGCAGCCACATTTCCATCTTGGCACCCGTGCGGCTCTCTATCATCTTGCGCAGCTCCAGTTCGTAAGCGTGCGCCGTCTTCTGTTTTGCCATAGTTATTTGCTTTTTGGTTTTCGTCCTCTCTTATTGTGGAATATGATGGGCAACTGCTGCGACCGTTCCCACGGATCACGGTAGCGGCTCACGTCAATCTTGCGTACAGGCAACTTGCCGAAGTACGGTTCCTCCTGCCACCGCTCCCACTCGTCATCGCACCAGCGTTTCAGTGGGTGCTTCGGCGTGTGCTCACTCTTGCGGCTCCGTGCTATCCTGGCGTTCAGAGCGTGACGGGTGCCCAGACAGACAAGCGTCTCCTGGCTCCCGAACTCACGCTCCGTTTCGGGTATCAGTCCAAGCAGCGGGCACTCATTGCAACAGTCCGGCTGCTCAGGGTGTAGTTGTATCTGCTTAAAAGGTTTTGCTGGCATAATCAAAATTTATTTTGCTGTTCGTGGGGATTGTGAGTTATTGGGTGAAACATCCGTCGGTGTCCGTGCCCCATTCCTCGGAGCGTCTGCCGTTGGGCCGTAGAAAAACGAGAATTTCAAAAATTCCCCTATCGAGAGTAGATTTCGGTAGGGGATTTCGGAAGATTTGTCCTTCGAATCTAAATGACCCTATATGGTGGTTAAAGTCGAGTCGGTCAACCATTGCCGAACACCTCGGAGATTGCCTTGTCAACCTCGGCCTCGATGGTTGCTGCCACCTCTTGCATGTAGTGGTCAGAGATGTTGCCGAACCAGTTGCGGGCCGCGATGCGTCCACGGCTACCAGTGTTCACCGTCTTACCGTACTTGCTCACGTCGCCACCCTGGATGCCTCGCCTAACCTTTGCGCGATGCTCATCAACCTTGAAGTTTGTTCTGCCGAGTGAACGATTGCCGCCACCGACGCGGGCACCTGAGTTCTGGAAGCGAAGGATGAACGAGCGGTCGGCTCCCTCGTAGCCCTCCATGCGGATGGTGCGCTCGCTGCGCGTCTTGCGGTTGCCGCCTCGCCCTGATGACGGGTGCCGCTCAGGTGTGTAACCAGTCGCTGCTCCACGCTGCTTGCCGTGCAAGATGTTCAGGTTACCACCGAGTATGCGCCGATACACTGTGTACCTGATAGCCTTCGCCGCGTGGCGCGGGTCGCTCTTCAGCACGCTCGTATCGACATACTTCTCCAGCGACTTCTCGGCCTTGCGCAGTGCCCGACCGATGATGTGCTGTATCTTCTTCTCCATCTTCGGGTCTTTCAGCAGCAGTGCGTCGAGTTTCTTGCTCAACTCTGCCAAACCCGTCACCTCAAACGAGTGGTTGATGTCCGCACTCTTGAAGGCGTACTCGCCTAAGTTCCATGCAAATCCTACTGGCATAATCTTTAATCTTTTTGGTTTGTTGTTTCTTGTTCATCATTGAAATGAGGGTCATTGCGCCGCAAGAAGGCGATGCGCTTCTTGGCCTTGCGCTCCTGAATATTCTCCTTTGTGTCCTTTCCCATTGACTGATGGATTTCAGTATGGTGTCGGACACACAGAGCCATGAGATTGTTCGGATCATAACAGACGCGTGCCATCGCCGTCTCGCCCTGGTCAATCACCGACTCAACTGGAATCTTGTGATGGATGTCCACCGCCAGCGCGTCGATGCCTCGCCACCCTTCAGCGTAGCATATCTCGCAGTACCCCTCCGTCTGCCTCAGTTTCCACGCCCGCAGCTCCTTCCATCGCTTGCTGTTCAACAGCTTCTGGTACCTTGGGTCTCTACTCATACCATCCCCTCCCTTGGTTTCAGTCCCAACTGCTTGCACAGCGCAAGGAATCGCTCGCGTGGTGTCAGTTCCCGCTTCGGTTGCGGATGCTGCCACTCGAAGTCTATCCTTCGGCTGAGCGTGTCGATGATTTCGTCTTCACAGCTCACACCGATGACACCTTCGGGATGGATGCTCAGCTCTTGGTCTTCCCATTCTGGATTGAAGGCCGTCGTTATCATGTTACTCATACTCGTCACCACTCATCGCCGTGAGGTCTCCACGGTAGGCTCTCCAGATACGCAAGCGTTTCTGCTGCCCGCCGCTTCTCCTCCTCGGTCGGTTCTCGTTTCGGCTGCTTAGTCGGCAGTCGGTAGTTGCTCTCATCTATCATGCCACTCGTCCTCCCAGTCTTCTTGTTGATACCCAGCCTCCATGTCGGCCAGCTTCTTGTCGTCATCGTCAAACACGATGTGCGTTTGCTGGAATCGTTGGTCGTCGGCTACGCTGTCCGGCGTTCGGTACTGTAGACTCTTAGTCTTCTGTCCGTAGGCATATCCCTTTCCGTTGTCAGCCCTGGCGGCATCCTCGAAGTCCTTGCGGAATCCCTCGTTCAACTGCTCGATGACCTGTGCATCTGCCAGTCGGTTTATCACCTCGCTGACCGTATCGCACTCCAAAATGATTCGGGCACGGAACAGCTTCATGTAGAGTTCAGGCATACATATATTCATGATGCGCTCGAAGATGTGCATGACGTTTGAGTCCTCATCCCACAAGCCCATAAACGGCTTATTCACCATCTTGGCGCGAAATCCCTTCTTCTTGCCGTCAGCATCCTGGAATATATAGACCGCTTGTGCAACTTCCTTGTTCACTGTCGGGTCGACCAGGTTGAGCGCATCAGCCCAGCCCACCATGTGCTCAAAGATTGACATCGCCCGCTCCATTTCTTCCGTCAAGTTATGCCGGTCGTCCATATATCGGATGAGCGTATCAACCACCATCTGGATGAGCTCGTATATCGTCAGCCCTTTGCGCTTCGCTATCCGCGCCAGTTGCTCAGCCGCGTGCCTCGACACCTTCGTCGCCAGCGTCACGTACCGCTCATCTTGCTGTTGTGTGTATTGTTCGTTATTCATCGTCAGTTATCTTTAGGTTAAGTTTGTTTATCAGCGGTGCTGCGACGGGCATGACTGCCTTCACCTCGCCGATGTTCGTCATTGGCTTGCGCTCATTCATTATCCGTACCACCACGTCAGCTATGTCGGCCTTCTCGCCGTCGCATGGTTGCCACCATTTAGTCACCGGCACGTCGTCAACCAGTATGCGGTCGTAGTGTAACTGTTCAACCTTCTGCCGCCATTTCTCTACGCCGTCGCGGTCAGGATAGACGATGATGTTACGTCGTTGGTCAATCAGTGGTTGTATTCTCGTTCGCGTCAGGTTCTCCAATCCGCCGCACGCCATCCACACTTGCTTCGGGTGGTTGCCGTAGGCGATGGCCATCAGTAGGGCTGTCTTCTCACTCTCGACGATGCACACCGTCTGCTCGATGTCCTTGCGCTTCCATTGGTCAAGCAGGTGCATGCCGAACAACGTCTGCTTCATCTCCTGTTTGTCTTCGTCGTATTCAGGGTGTCGCTTGTCGCGGAAGAGTGCCGAGTGAATCCAGTCGAAGGTGTAGGCACCATCGCGCTTGTCGCGGTGGCCGTCCATCTTATAGAGCATCATCTTGCCAGTGCGCACTTGTTGGTCTTCGTCTATCTGCCAGAAGATGGTCATGCCATTCTTAGGTGAGTGACCTATGCGGTAGACCGTTAGCATCTCGTCAACGCGCTTGCGCTGAATGGTGTCCCAGTTTATGCCCATACGAATCCAACGCACCAGAATATTGTCGTCGATGTCTTTCATGCGTGCATTGACCATAGCGTCTGGCAGCACCAACATGGGAAGCGGCTCCGGCTTAGGTCGTGGTGGCGGTGGTGTGTAGTTGAAGTCTGTCATATCGGTCTCAATATTATATTTCTTTCCTAACCAGCGAATCGCGTCTGGGTATGATAGCCGCTCATGCTTCATCAGGAAGTCCACGACACCGCCCTTCGCTCCGCAGCTGAAGCACTTGTAGCAGTTGCCCTTTGGATATACTACGAAAGAGCCCCTGTGACGGTCTTCGTGGAACGGGCACAGCCCGAGGTAGCGCACGCCCTTCTTCTTCAGTTCAACGTCAGGGAAGTCGCCGACGACCTCCTCAATCTTCGCCGTGTCCAGAATGCGCTCGATGATGTATTTCTCGATTCTCGCCATAAATATCAATGCTGTATGTCGTGTGTGCGCGTCGCGCGTGTGAGGACGCTTGCCCCTTGCACCGCCCGCCCTCCAAGCGGGCAGGGTGCATGGTGCATGCGGACCACGCGAGTTGAACCAAGGTTTAACTCTCCTACCCCTTTAGGGGTAGAGTGTCGTTGGTTTAACTCAGAAGGGTAAGTCTTCAGGAGGCTGGAGCATAGGATGCCCGCCACTCTTCATTGTGCTCTCTTCAAGGTAGCCCATGTTAAGTGCTGCCTGAAGGTCGGCCTGCTGTTTTCCGTCGTTCTTCTGTCCGCCAATCTCGCCAAAGACTGTCTTCTTAATCTGAACACGGCTCATTGGCCATTCGTAGGTGTCCTTTGCCTGATCTATCCATGCACGTATATCTCGTGGATCGTCGCAGGTAGGTTGCTCCTTTGACTTCGAGTTGAGGTTGGTGCCACTCGTAATAATGCGAGGCACACCGAGGTTGCCGGCTTCGTCGGTTATCTCGAACTTCCAATCGTCGAGGTCTTTGTCGCGAGCATCTTGCTGCTTGACTGTAAACGTCACGCCGCTGGCGGTCTTCGACTTAATAGAGATGAGCGTGTCGCTCACCTTGTTTCCCAGCTCAGTACCAATCCATCCACGCATCTTGTCGTCAGCAGCGTCGCCTGCCTTCGGGTTCTGGTGCAAGGCGCACCATATCGACATATTGCGCTCCTCAGCAAGCGATCCGAGTTCGTCGAGTATCTGTGTACCAGACTCCTCATCGTTGATGGATTGCAACAGGTCGCGGATGCCGTCAATGAACACCACATCGGGTTCTATGGCTTCAATGGCCATCTTTATCAGCTCGTAGCGTTTTCGGTGTGGTCGCTGGTTCTCGTCCTTTGGCATATTCTTTAGCCACAAGACTGAGAAGCGTTCGTTGGGGTACATCATGTCCCATCCGCAAAGCCAGTGGACTCGTCGCAGTACCTTGGCACTCGACAGCTTCTCCATCTCCGTGTCGCAGTAGAGCACCTTGGGCAGATGTCCCAGATAGTCGATGGTTCGCTCCGGCACCTTCAGTCCTGGCAGGAACTGCTGTGTGCGCTCGCTGTCACATCCGAGTATTGCAGCCATCAGTTGAGTCAGCACGAACGACTTACCGTTCTTCTTTTGGCCGCTGATAGCTGCTAAGCCTCCAACCTTCGAGAACGGTACGCCGTTGTATTCCAGCATGTGATATGGTTCTGGATAATTCTCGCGCGGGTCGAGTAGGAATGGCCGCAGCGTGTCCCACCGTATCTGCTCAGGCGAACGTGTCTCCATTATTTCTTGTCTCTCGTCGCTCATAGTTCCTTCGTTTGGCGAGAATTTCCTCGCGGTGTCTCACGTAGTAATCGTGATTAATTTCTTGCCGAGTTTTGCTTGCATGCTTTTTGTTCTCCACATAATTTTTGATGAAGTTACGCTCGCGCCGCTTTTCTTTCAATTCCTCCTTATGCGCAGCGTAGTATTCGCGCTGATACTTGCACCGCTCATCACGGTGCAGCATGTAACGCCTGTGGTCGCTGTCTTGCTTGCTCATATCTCGCATTAGGCATTAAATTCCTTGAACGCGATCACCACCCTGTCGGATGGCTCTCGCTGAAATAGTGGTCGTTAGAAGGGTAAGTCATCATCTTTCTCGCTTCCATTAGTTTGACTGCTTGGCAAACCGAACGCACCACCACCTGGAATGGCTTGTTGCGGTTGATCTGCTGTTTGTTCCGCTCCCGCTTCTGTTGATGGGGTATCTGTTGGATTCACTGCCAACTTAAACATATAGATGGTAAGATGATTGTAGTAGTTCCCTTTATACTCGCTTACCTTGTGTCCGAATCCGATACGAACGTTCACGCCCTCCTTCAACTGTTCCATGATTTTCGTGTCCATCGTCTCCAGCACCACCTTATCCGAGAATCTGTCCGTCGGGGTCTCGTAGTACTCGAAGATAAACTGCTGCGACTTCCATTCATTACCAGTCTTTTGGCTGACACCAGTTCGTGGTTCAAACACCTTTTCAATTCTTCCTGTAAATTCCATTGTCTTTATTTTTTATTGGTTTCTTGTTTTTTTCTCTCTCGTCTATCAGCAGCACGCTTCCGTGCATCCTCCATATTCTTCAGTACCGTCAGTTCTTTTTGTAGCTTAATGGCCAGCCGCTTCTCACGATTGTAGAGGTTGTAGGCATCTTCAGCACGTCTCAGAGCTTTGTCCATCTGGTCGGCCTTAGCCTTTGCAATGATATATTTTCCCTTCAGTTCCTTGTATTCGGCTGCTTGCGCGTCAATCTTCGTAGCGATAGTGCTGTTCTGTTGGCGTGCAACTCGTGCGTCACGTCGTGCTTCCTGAATCTCCGCCATTATCTTGGCGTTGCCTTCAATGGATGCACCAACAGTCGGCCACGTTGCAGCCGCAATCATCAGGTTTTCGCTTAGGTCTTTGTCAACATATTCCTCTTTATCGAGCAGGAGATGGTGGAACACCGCTGCCACCAGCTCCTTGACACTGAATGTCATATAAGTGCGACGTTCTACCTTTAGCTCGTAGCCGTTAGGGTGAGTTCTTACCGTAATCTTTTTCGTTGCTTTTCCCATAGTTTATTTTGTTTTATTATTTTTTTTTCTTCCATTTATTCTGATCACCTCCACGCCGCTGAATGAACTCGATGTGCTGTTTTCGCAGATATTCCACGGCCTCCTGACGTGCCTCCTTGCTTTTGATAACACCAAGCACCCTGGCGACCTCACGAATCCTATCAACTGGTATATTGAACTCCAGAACCAAGTCCTTGTCAGGAGTGAACGGGTACAGAGCCATCAGCGATGCCAATATGTCAACGTGTCGGTCAGCAATATTCTGGCTGATGAGTTCCCGGCCTGATTTATGTCTTAGTTTGGCATTAATCTCCAAAGCAACGTCTATCCGCTCATTCAGTTCCTCAACCTCCCGCTTCCTGTCAGCTCGCTCACTTTCAAGTTCGCCTTGCAAGTGTTTAATCTTTGCAATCAGCACATCGTCAGGCGGTGTTTCCATTTCCTGCTTTCCGAGTTTCTCGCGCAGTTTCAGACATTCCGATTCATTCTGATTCAGCCGTCTCTCCAGCTCAGCAATCCGCTGTCTGAAAATCTGGCGTTCCTCTTCACTTATCTTGTCCCTTCTATACTCCACGCGGTTCGATGGCCGTTGGTCATACATCACGCCGCCGTGATGCACCAGCGTCCCAACCTTACCCTTCACGTAGAGCACACCGCCATGAGCTTCCAACCGCTCGATGTCACCATTGATGGTATGACTGCCACCATGAATTTCGTACTCCATAGCGTTTCGTCGATTACGTCGTCATTTCATGGCGACAACTTCCAACCAACTGCCCAAGATGGTGATAATAATCAGCACCGCTGGTGCGATGATGCCGTACACAATTTTCTCTTCCTTCGTGAAGTCCTCCTCCCGGTAGTCCTTCTCGAATACTTTCAGCATTTCCTTCATAGTCGTTATTGTTTAGTGATTATTTTTTTTGCGTTTCCATAGTTCTGTGAAAAAGGACGCGGCATGCGCTATCATGCTCTCGGCGGTTGTTCCGCGCAGTTTTGAATTTCTAAAGGATTCTTGTTTCACTTTGTTGATTGCAGGTTGCAACCACCTACGGGACATACCCGGCGTCCACCACATTAATAATACTATGGAAATGCTTTAATCTCTTTGTTGCCGCAGCAGGACTCGAACCTGCGACCGATTTCTTCCTCCGTGGTTCCATAAGCATTTTCACCCTTCGGCCAGAGCCGCTCTACCGACTGAGCTACACGGCATACCGTTTTTTATGTTCGTTTTTCAATGTCACCGAAGCCGTCTCAACTGTTTTGCCTTGCGGCATCCCTTTCTCTCCGGTTCCATTCTTTATTCGAATACGTTCTTTATATCCAGCCATTACGCTGGCACATTCGGCTTCCATCTCATCACGCTTTCCTCGGCCTTACACTACTACCTATCGCAACGTACATCTATCACGTAGATGGTCGGATTCGGAATTTACCTCTATTCTTTCGGCTGTACTTACGGGTTGGGTACCGTCTCTTTCCACTCCATCAGTTTCTGAGGTCTCTTTCGCTGCCGTTTCGATTTGTGTAACGTACAGGCTTGCGCCCTGGCTGCTTACACTCGTCAGTGATTCATCAATGTTTTCGCCTACTTACCGGGTTTGCACTCTGCACGACCCTCGGCGTGTGCGGAAGGTGAGGGATTCGAACCCCCGTGCCACTGTGTGACAGCCACGTTAGCGGTGTGGTGCTTTCAGCCTCTCAGCCAACCTTCCTGTCCTGTCGCTATGCCGTAGCAACCACGGCCCTACATCTCAGGTCTTCAATCTCCCCAGATGCAAAAAGCCGCTGAATCTTATTGCGTGCATATAGCCTCGATGTACTGTGCTTCTCTCCATTCTCGTCAGTCCACCCTGGCTGTCTCACGCAGTTCTGAGGAAGAGCCTGCCAGTTCCTATCCAGCCACGACGGTTTCAGCGTGCCAAAGTATTTGCACAGCTCGTCAGCCGTCAGCCATACCTCGGAGTACATTTCCATCTGCTCCTCCATCGTGCGCCTGACCACAGCCTTCAGCTCCATTATTTCTTCCCTTGTCATCATGATTGTTTCGTTTTAGGCATTGTTGTTGTTCCTTTCTTTTCTCCTCTCACTCCCTGTGCACTTCAGCGGCATTCTTGCCGCTGTCTTCCCATTACTTCGTTCTCTTGAACGCGATTGTCAGCGGCTCGGCCACCTTGATACGCTCAAACTCATAATGCTCGAACTTCTTCACATCCTGGGCGGCTACTCTTGCGCTTTCAACAGCCCTCTCGTCGGGCAATGTGAATACGCCTGTCTCGCCTACTTTCAGCTGCTTCCAGTCGTTTCTGCCAACTTTTTCCTTAATCATAGTTTATTAAAATTACTTAATACTTTACTTACATTTCGCTAAAATCGGGAAAATAGCCGTATCTTTGTAGCCCGTTACCTCTGCAAAGTGCCGTGTGCGCTTTATGTGAAAAGACGCTACAGCGTCTGACGGCTATCTTTATGCCCGATTGTTTGCTACTTACTTACTTTCGTCGGCAAAGATATAAAACATTTTTCAAACTTGCTTTAATTCACTTTAATTATTAACATACTTTAATAAATACACTTATATTATGCCAGTAATATCACCACTATATATGCGGATGAAACAAGCCGTACAATGGCTGAAGCAAAACAAAAACATGCTTCAAAAGGATATTGCTTCTAAAATGGGAATGAGTGAGGTGGCATTTAGCAACGGAATGAAACGAATACAGATGAAGTGGGATGAAGATTTTATAATCTCATTCCATCAAGCCACAGGTGAAATATTCTCCCTTGACTGGCTTCTGAATGGAACTGGTGATAAGTTCGCCGAAAAAATCAAACCGCAGGAACAGCAGCCAGCCGCTCCTTCACTTGATACATCCTCTTACCTGAATGCCCTCCTCGCTAAAACAGACGAGACGATCGCCTCCTTGAAGCGTGAACTCGCCACGAAGGACGAAATAATCGCAGTAAAAGATGAGCGCATCGCCGACCTCGCCAAACTTGCAGAAGAGCGTCTGCACCGCATCGCCGAACTCCGCCGCATCATCGACGCAAACAACTACTCCATCACCGGCTACCCATTCGCCCCAGGCGTGGCCGATAATGCCACAGTAAAGGACTGTAAATAACCAAATGTTTACCCACGCATCTGAAATAATGTTAATCAAACCCTTCGCATCCCCCACAAACACGCATGGCCTCAAATCCGCATTCGACTCCCTCCAGCTCCACAATTATAAAATTTGGATTCCGCCGTAAATAGGCTGGAAAACCGATAAAAAGGGAGGTTTAAGATAATAGTGAGAAACACGGATGAAACGCAATTCTTCGCAAAATCCCGCAAAAATGGGAAAATGTTTACCCAAATGTTTACCCAGAGTTTACCCATGAGAGGGTGTTTGGGTAAACAATGGGTAAACATTTGGCGGGAATGCCCATAAATAGACGGGTAAACAGCATGTTTTTAACGTAAAAATTGAACAAAACAAATGATACATATTTCGTTAATATTCGACCACAGAAAAAGAACACCGAAGGGAGAGGAAGGCCCAATCGAGGTTCGCGTGACCGTCAACCGTAAACCATACTACATTAATACAGGCGTGCGCGTGCGAAAGAGCCGTCTGGTTGGCAATTCTGTGCGCGATGACGAGGAATCTACGAATGCGGACACGCTGAATGAGCGGCTGACTACTATCGTGGGGCTGGTTGAGAAGGAAGTGAACCGATGCCTCGAAGAGCAGCGGCCCATCGACGTGGCCGAGATACGCCGCAAGGTGTGGGACATCTCGCCTGCAAAGGATTCGGACAAAGATACACCTACGATGGTCAAATGGATCAAGGAGTATATCAAGACAGCCAACATATCGAAGAGTACTGTGAAGCGTTACATTACGGTATGCAACTGCCTGACGGACTTCGGGCGCATGGTCCGCTGGGAGCAGCTGACGGTCGATAATATCTACGCTTGGGACGTTTGGCTGCGACAACGGCAAATACCGCTGACGGCGAATCAGAAGGCCGCTGGGGTGGAGGAGGCGCACATCAGTAACGATGCGGCATACAATTACCACAAGTGCCTGAAGGCCGCAGTGAATAAGGCCATGAAGTTCGGTGTCGTGACCGCGAATCCTTACGACCGCCTGAAGGGTGTCTTCAAGCGTGACAAGCGTGAGAAAGTTGACTATCTCACTGAAGACCAGATGCAGCGCATCATGGAACTCACGCCCGTGCCAGGTTCTCAGGCTGCGATGGCCCGCGACCTCTTCATATTCCAGATGTTCACTGGCTTGGGCTATGCTGACACGCAAGTGTTCGACATCTCGCAGTACCGTGAAGTCGATGGCCGTTGGCGTTTCATCGGCGAGCGTGTCAAGACCGGAGTTCCTTATGTCTCAATGCTGTTGCCGCCTGTTGTCGATGTTCTGAAGCGTAACGGCTGGAAGGTGCCGAAGATGAATAACCAGCGCTACAACCAGATGTTGAAGGCCATCGGCATGGTCATCGGCATTGAGAACCTGCACTCGCACATGGGGCGTCATACCTTCGCCACCTGGATGCTAAGTCAGGGCGCGAAGATAGAGAACGTCAGCCGCATGCTGGGGCATACTACTGTCAAGCAGACGGAGCGTTACGCCAAGGTGCTGGCCACGAACATCTACGACGAATATGACCGCGTAGCAGATAAACTAAACCCTAAAAACACATAAATCATGAAACAAACCTATTACATTCTCCTCTCGCTGCTGCTCTTCACAGCCTGCGAGAAGGTCGCTATCGACGATGACGACCTCGGCAATGTCCGCCTATCCTTTGTCCCCACGACCTCCGACACTCGCGCAACGGTTGCCATCGGCGACTATTTCACGAAGCTCAACGTCATGCTCTTTGACGTTGACGGGGCAAAGGTGTTTGACAAAGTGCGCACACAGACTTCCGCCGACACCGACTTCGGCACGCTCAACCTATCCCTCGCCGCTGGTACCTACACCGCGGTCGCTGTCGGTCACTCGTCTGCCGTCTCTGCCACCATCAAGTCGCCAGAGATGGTGCAATTCACCGCGAAAGACGGCGAAAAGCTGACGGACACATTCTGCTATTGCGGTCGCGTCACCATCAGTGAAGACGGTGGCACGCACGAGCTCCGCATGAACCGCGTCACGGCGATGGTACGCCTGCGACTTACCGACACCCAGATGCCGCAGTCCTTCGCCCGCCTAAAGGTCGATTACTCGGGCGGCTCGGCGAACTTCAATCCCACCACCTTCGAGGGCTGCACAAAGTCCTCCCAGTCCGAGACACGCACGGCCCCAGCCACCGAGTACTACTTCTTCACCTTCCCTTACCTCGCCCGCAGCGGCTACCTCAAAATGACACTCTCCGCGCTGACCGCCGATGGCACGGTCCTCTGTCAGAAGACCATCAGCGAAGTGCCTGTCACCCGTAACCGAATCACCACCTACTCCGGCACCCTCTTCGACGACGCGCCGGGCGACATCACGCAGACCGCTTTCGGCATCACAGTCAATCCCCAGTGGGACGGTGAGGACTTTTACCACTTCTCCCGTCCCGTCACCTTCACCGTCTCGGGCGACTTCACCTGTACGCCCATGACGCGCTCCCTCACTGCCGACGGTCGTGACATGACCGACATCTGGGTGCTCGACTATCCAGAAGGCTCCACCGCGCCATCTGCCGTCATCCATCAGACCTCCGCCGACGCAGACTTCGGCACGCCCACCATGACGCTCTCCCTCGGCACTCATCACCTCTACTTCGTCGCCAGCCGTGGCTCCGAGCCCGTTCTCGACACCGACGCTCACATCATCACCTTCGGCACCGTTCGTGACACCTTCTGGAAGGACCTCGCGCTGTCCGTCACCGCCACCTCCAGCGGTTCCTGCGCCGTCGCCCTCGATCGTGTCGTCACCAAGCTGCGCGTCAACATTACCGACCTTGTTCCGCCCGCCTGTGCCTCACTCACCGTCACCCCCTCTACCTGGTACTCCGGCATCGACTACCTCACCGCCGACCCCGTCTCATACGTGCAATCCGGCGACGTTCTCGTCGCCGTGCCTGCAACCTACGCTGGCACCACCGGCCAGCTCAACATCAGCATCTTCGGATTCTCCTCCGCCGACGAGTGGACCACCGACATCGCCCTCACCGCCAAAGACACCGACGGCTCGACCGTCGGTCAAGCCACCATCCTGTCCGCCCCCTTCCGTCGCAACCGCCTGACGGAATACAGCGGCCCGCTCTTCAGTAAATCCCCTGCCATGTCGCTTAGTCTCAATTCTGACTGGTTAGACGATTACACAGCGTCTTGGCAATAAAAATAGCGGATGAGTGTTCATCCGCTATTCGGTATTTCCGTTTTGGAACTAACTTAAACTCTGCTCATACGGCCTCCAGTCAATATTCTTCTTGCGCTGCCATCCTTCTTTCAGACAGCGATTAATGTAGTCTATGCCCCCGAGATAGAAAGCAGCCAGTTCCTGGATGTTATCGAAGTACTCATTGATGGGAGTTTTGTCCTCTGTCTCGCTGACCTTGTACTCAATAGGCCAGTCTGCTTCCTGCGGGTACATCACCGCTGCGTCATGCATGGCCTTAAAGTTGCGCTGGTTCTCGTCAGACAGCCATACCTTCACTGTCTTACCTTCATCGGGGCCGTGCAGTATGGTCCACTCATAGCCGCAGAGAATCTTCTCATCTGTCTCAGCGTCAATGTCGCCGAGAATGACATCCTTCACCTCCTTTAGCGTCGGCTTATGGTCAAAGACCACCTCGTTATACTCGTAGCTCACCTCCTCCGACTCTTCATCCTGTACTTCGCGGCATCCCCACAGCAGCTGCCATTTGCCCTTCGCATTGTTGATGCAGTGCAGTCCCGTCATGTCCGCGCTGCCTGAATAGATTTTCTTAGCCATATTCCTTTCCTTTCTTCTATGTAAAACAATATTTCTTTTTCCCGTCGCCGAAGGGCTGGCTCCTGATAACCGTCCTGAACGGCATCTCTCCGGCAGCCCTCACCTTGTCGAGAATCTGCTTCATCTCTTCCGAGTTGGTGAAGAACTTACGTTCACGGCTCTCTTCGTCCTCTATCAGCACCACATAGCGTCCGTCACCCTCGCGCGTCTTAATGTTTGTCTCGAAGTCCTTGACCACGATACGGGTGTTCTGTATCGAGTCCAGACGTACCGTAGGCACGTCGAAACGCTTCTTGCCGTCCTGACTGACATACTTGATTCCGAGTTCCGCAAAGTCCTTCATGTTCCAACCTGTTATCGTCTTGAATAAATTCCTGCAATCTCCGTGTTTGGCTATTCCGTAGAACGAGCCTGCCAGTTCCTTTTTCCTTCTCCAGCTCCGCACTCTCCGCCAACAGCGTGCAAAGCGTTGCTTTGTCCTTTTCCTGATGCGGATGTTGCCGTCAGCCGTCAGCACATAGCCGAGGAAGTCCAGCGGGCGATGGGTGATACAGAACACCTGCTCAGTACCCTTTATCTCCAACCCTGCCGCTTCTGCGCAGTCGTGGACGGCATTGATGTACGGTGTCAGTTCTGCTGCGCTCTCAGCGCCTATCACGATGTCGTCGCAGTAACGCCAGTACCACTTGCATCCCATCCGGTCTTTCAGTCTGTGGTCGAAGTACTCTGACATGTAGAGGTTCCCCAGTTCCTGACTGCTGCGCAGGCCGATGGAGATACCGCGTCCGGTCACCGTCACACACTCTGCGAGGAACTGTCTCACGCTCCTCTCACGGAACCGCCTGTCTATCACCGCCAGCATCTTCTCCTGCGGTATCGACTCGTAGAACTTCCTGATGTCGCACTTGTAGAACCACGTCAGCCTTCCGTTGTCTGCCAAGGTATTCCTTATCCTCTTGTGGAGCCACAGAGCACCGCGCCCTTCTATCGACGAGGCCGTGTCCGTTATCAGTCCGGGCAGCATCTTGCGCTGCACCTCCTTCATCACGGCGTTCACTGCCACGCGGTCACGGAGGCTTATACACTGGATTCTGCGCTCCTTGCCGCGCTCTACCACCTTATGCTCGGTATAGCGGCCTATCCTCCACGTGCCGGAGGTCAGCTGCTGCTGGAGTGTCTTGATAAACTCGTCGCGGTGTTCCAGAATCCATCGCCCCGAAGCCCTGCGCTTGCGCTCGGTACCGCGGAGAACGTAGTCTACCGACTCGCTGAGAGCCGCCTGCGTCGTCGCCCGTTCCAGGATGCCTCCGTAACTCTTCATCGTTTAGCCTTCCTTCCTGGCGGCCCGACCATATTGGCCTTACGGCTACTAATCGTCATATTGGCCGCCTTTTCCGCTGTTTTTCACCTCTGCCGTGGCAGTGTGGTGCGGCATGTGCTGTATGCCATCGTTGCCGATGAGTCTTGTTTGTCGAGACGGGAGCCGTTGTTCGTGTTCGTGTTCGAAGCATCGTTCGTCGTGTTCGCGTAGGCGACACCGCCGTTCGCGTTCGAGTTGTTGTTGGAACGGCGCACGACGCGCGACCCGTCACAGCACTCAGCCTTGTAGGAATCTGTTCAAGTTAAGTTAATACTAATGTTAATTGTCATTCGTTGTTCTCTTCCACGCTGTCTATCTCTCCCACGTAGTCGGGGGCAGACTTGAAGTCCGCCACGCTCTCCGCTTTCACGATTTGGCCGCGGAAGGCGAGACGGGAGCCGACGCTCGCGCTCGTGTACGAAGCATCGTTCGTCGTGCTCGCGCAGGCGACACCGCCGCTCGCGTTCGAGCCGTTGATGGAACGGCGCACGACGCGCGACCCGTCGTTGTTGATATTTACTCTGTCGCAGTAGTATGTCGAAGAGCTTCCTGCCTCCTGTACGCCGCGTGGGATAATGTCAAGATTGTCGCCAAGCACCAGATTCTGCGGATAGGTGTTAAAGGTCGTCTCACCTTCCGGCACAACAGTTCCCTGTACGTCCCTCGTCGTGCCGTCGGCCTTGGTTATGCGCCATATACCCAGCATCGGCTCCTCGGTCTCCGTACCCGTTTCCGGGTCGGTCACCGTGTGCATCGGGTTCACCTCCACATTGTCGACGTTCTCGTAGAAGCCTCCCCAGAAGCCCTCGATGCCCCAGAAGTTCGGAACCTCGTTCTGACCCGCAAGATTGGTCGAGTCCTTCATGCCGTCGGCATCGTGTACGCCCGTGGTGGCGGTGCCCTTACCGTTGCCCAGCGTCGCTTGACAGTCGGTGTTGCCGTACATCGCATAGTAGAGCACGGCCATGATGCAGTGCTGCTCCCATAGTATGAGCGAGTAGCCAGTGCCTTTGTTACGTGCCTTCAGCTTGAAATTCGCCTGCGACACGCTTCGCTGGATAGTGGCTCCGCTGATGCTCCGCAGTATGCCGTAGCCGTCGTCTGAACTGCCAGCATGACCATCCTTATCCTGCGCAGTTGCGGCCTTGAACACGGCCAGCAGGTTATCGTTCTTCCACTCCTTCCAACCTGTGCCCTTCGACTCTTTAGAGAATCCGATGCGCCACAGCTTAGGAGCCACCTCAGTAGTCTCAGTCCAGAATGTAGGCATCCACATCCATACGTCACCCTCCGAGCCTGTCAGTACGGCAGTGCTGCCGTCATCGGCATACAGGTTAGAGTTTGAGTCATCCAACTGGCACACCGTCATCACACCGTCGGCAGTTCTCTTGCCGAGGAAGCGGTGAGAGTTCTTTCTTATCCATTGAATAACAAGGCCGTTCACGTCACCATATACACGGGTAAACGGGTCGGCAATGTTCTCGTCAATATATATGTAGTCAATACCGCCCTCGTGCAGACTCTTCAGATAGTCTATCTGCTCCTGCTTGTCCTCCAGTCCGTCATACACACACTTCGCACTCGGGTACTGCGTATCTGTTGACTCCGCACTCAGCGATGTCACCTTGTTGGATTTGTCCTCCTTGCCATTCAGCAGCGTTGTCAGCTCGCTGTTCGTCGGCAGGTCGCCCAGCTTCGTCACCAGACCGCTGGTGATGCCCGAGTTGAGAGCCGCCCACTGCGCAGCCGTGAATCCTGAGTTGTTCAGACTAAACTCGAAGGCCCATGCCGTGCCGTTGAACTTGTATCTGTCCACACGGGCGATCTCCGTCGGCGTAGCGTCGGAAG